AAATACAAACCCTTAATGCTAAGATTCTACCCGTTGATCAAGCGATTACTAGAACTGAATATGAACTATCACGAGAACGTTCAAGAGAAGATCTTGAACAACTAAAACAATGGCAACTTGAAGAAGCTCAAAGAGTTGCTAAAATTGAAGCACTGGTGGAGAGCAAATATGCAACAGGTGTTCCTGTTACTAACGATTGCGCTAGACCATAAGGAGTACGCCCTCCCCCGGCGAAGTGTAGGTTGAGGTGGTTACACTATAAATTGGGTACCTTATAAGTAAGTAGAAAGAGGACAGACATATGCCGATAAAGGAACTACTAGGTGGGTTTCTATTAGCGCTTGTCACATTAAACGGACTAATCATGTTAGTAGAATATCTAGGAGCATAATATGCCAGCTTCAGTAGAAAACTTCAAAGTAAGTATAGGTGTACTATTCGTAGTGCTTCTACAAGGGGGTGCGTTTGTTTGGTGGACAGCACAGCAGGCAAGCACACTAGAGCAACTAGCTTCAACTGTCGGTAAACTTGAAGAAAAGGTGCTTGATGGTCAACTGATCACTATTGATCGTGATATAAGCGATCTACGTAAAGACATGGAAGACCTAGAGAATGATTTAAAATCTATGCAACAGCAACATATAAACGATATGCGATCCGCTTATGCAAAGTTTAACGAGCATCAAGATATGATTAATTATAGTGCTACATACGATGAGCTAAGAGAAGTGATTCTTGATATGGAAGAACTTGAAGCTAAACTAGAAGATATAGGTATCAACTAACCATTGACAAACATTCGCTACTTGTGTATAGTTAGACAGTAAACTAGATAGGTGAAATATGACGTACATATATATGATTATAGCCTTGGCTTCAATTGCTTTGGCTTCTTACTTTAGAATAGTAGATGGTGCAGCACCATGGTATCTTGTGATACTTTCAATTGCTGCCGTAATTTACATAGCAATAGGCATTGCTACAGTGGTGTCTAACAAACACAGGTAAAAGAATGAAGAATGTGTCAGTGAGTCAATTGGTTGAGCTAGCAAGGGAAGTAGAAGTTGGTGATCCGATTGATTGGGGAATGCTTAGTATGCGTGAGGAAGATGCATATTGGCTCATGGCGAATCAAGTACTAGAAATGTTCGCTAACATCGAAGATCCAGATGAAAGATATCTAAGCGCTCTTGCAGTCTCGACTAAGCTTATTGTTGAGAATTTTGTATTGAACACTAGGATGCTTGAAATGGTCAAAACAAAGTAGAGGTCAATATGTTCTCAGCAGTAGTATTAGTTTGCGTTATGAATGCAAACGAAGAAGTATTATCTTGCGGCCCATCTGCAAGCAAATCATTTTTTGAAACTTACAATGAATGTAGATTCACAGTAGAAGAAGCGATAGAGACTGGCGTGTTTACTGAGGTTGACTATGATAGACAACTCATAGCACTACCAGTCAAATATCGCTGTATCGATTGGGAAGCTCAAGAGACTTAGCTACTTTCCTTTCGTGTAAGCTTCTTTACCATAGAATGCAGCCACAATGGCGGCAACTGAAACAAAGTAGGTTGGCGCCATATCACCTAACACTTCTGTTGCTTTGTCTAATCCAATGAAGCTTGAGATTATAGCCGCAAATGGGTAAAGTAACATACCACCAAGTGCAAACCATGCCATCTTACGTTGAGCGTTTTCCTTCTTTCGCTCGTTCTCTATCTCTTGTCTCTTTTCAACTCGTTTTATTTCTGCTTCTGTCACAATACCATCACCATCTAAGTCTAAATTAATTTCTGACATTTTGCACCTCTGCTATCTTAAGATTGCGTTTTCTGTGACCATTCCAAGCAACGAATCCAGCTAAGCGAAGCGCATAGTAAGCTAGATAGTTTAGTGCAACAAACCCATTGTTTTCGATATTGATATCACGAAAGATTTTATCTGCTTTCTTTTGAGATATCGGACCAAGTGTACTTTTCTTATCTTTCTTAAGAAGAGTGCCGTACATATATGCATAGTCGTGTACTAGACCACCCATTAGTAGTACACCCACAGGCGATAAGAACGTAGCAAGAAACTTGGGTACTGATGCACCATCAAACTCAAAGCCAGCAGGTACTACAAACCACTCTCCGTCAATCTTGTAATAGAAGTCTTTAGTGATACGCCACTTTCGCACACCCAATAGCCATAAGAATATTGCACCCCAGAACCCCTTTTCTTTAGTTCTAATTGGGATAGGTTGCATTTCTGGCATTGCTTGATATTCAAAGCCTACCCTTATCTTGCGCCTACTCTTTTTATCAAGTACGTCAAAGATGACGCCAAGAAGAATGATAGCAGCTAAAAGAATGTACTGCCAATAGGAAATTAACTCTTGATATGATATATCCATATCTTTCTCCAGTAATATGTGTTATTCTTATCATTATGAAGTACTAGTATTTATCCACAAACCACCCTTGACAGAAATAGTAAATAGAGTTATAATATCTTTAAGGCAGTAAGAATAAAAGGATTCATTATGAAGATTAATATAAACGTTGAGATTGACACTGAGGTAGAGTCTGACGCTGAGCTTATGCAACTATTGTTAGAATTGATAGAGCAAACAAAGAACAAAAACAACGAGGATTAGTTATGTGCAATATGACAGGATTTGAAGTTGTTATGTATCCAAGAGATAGAGCAACGATTCAACCACACACTTGTCGAGAACCAAATTGTGCTGGTGGACTATCTTATGATGAAGCTTGTCAGATAGTTGCAGAACACTACGAGCAAGTAGCTAAAGAATGGCGACTTAAAACACACCCAGAGGCAGACTTTTACAATGAAGACTAATACACAACACGTTTACGTAAGGCTATTTGATGGTCAAACTTTTTATGGTCGAGTGTTTCTTAAAGTTGGAGCCAGACTTCAAGATTTGATGAACGATGAGCGAAAGTTTATTCCTATCGAACGGCAGATCCAAAATCCTAGACGAGGAGAAGAAGACGTATGGCAACTGAACGTAATCAACAAAGAAGCAATTATCCTACTAGAAGAACGCAAATGACACCTTGGGTTGACGGGCAATGGACTTTAGGTGTACCGATCTATCAGCATATGGGTGAGTGGCAGTTTGATGACACAAAAGGCTTGATTGACATTAGTGAATTTATCATATATGAGCAAGAGTTGTTCTTTAAGCCCGATGTTGATCCTCAAGTTAAGAAGCTACTTAATGATGTTATCAGAGCATATATGATTTCGTCTAAAGCAATTAACCGTATGATTTATCAAGATAACCATTGACAAGTCTGTTCACAATGGCATACAATACATTCGTATTTTGATTTGATGAGAGAGTAATTGTGAACAGAAAAGATATTGTCTACTACATCATTAACAACGACTTAGAAGAAGATCGAATCGATTACATGCGCCCCTTCGCTAATCGTGAAGATGCAGAAGCAGCCGCTATAGAAGAAAACATTGAAAACTACGACATTCTAGAATTTGACGTCCACTGAGGTTATCATGGAAAAAGAAGAGTACGAAATCACGAACAATGCAATGATAGACAGTCACATCGGTACAGTGATGTACGTCAAAGGTTCTAGCTGGTGCGAAGCGCTTGATACTATGATCCCAGAAGATGAAGGCGTAGTTGAGTGGCTTTTGCGTAGGGGTATAGAAGAAGAACTTGCCAAGTCAATTGGTAAAGAATACTACGAAGCAAAGAAAGACGAATACTTTTTATAGGATTACTATGGACAATCGAATAAAAGAAATTCTAGCTAAAGAAGAGAATCGACAATATAGCACAATTGAACTTATTGCAAGTGAGAACTTTGCTAGCGATGCAGTGATGGAACTTGCAGGTTCTATCTTTACTAACAAATATGCAGAAGGATATCCTGGCAAGCGTTACTATAACGGCTGTGAGCATATGGATGAGATTGAGCAACTTGCTATTGATCAGCTAAAAGAACTTTACGGTTGTAACTTTGCTAACGTACAACCTCATTGTGGTGCTAACGCTAACACTGCTGTATATCTTGCTTTTCTAGAGTCAGGTGATCGCATTCTAGGCATGGATCTAGCAAGTGGTGGTCACTTGAGTCATGGTGCGCCTGTAAACATTTCAGGTAAAATTTATGAAGCTTACAACTACGGAGTTGACAAAGACGGCTATCTAGACTACGATGCTATACGTGAGCAAGCTTTAGAAGTTAAGCCTCATATGATTGTAGCGGGTGCTAGTGCGTATCCACGTGGCATCGACTTTAAACGATTTAGAGATATTGCAGAAGAAGTAGATGCATATCTTCTAGTTGATATGGCACACTATGCTGGCTTGATTGCTGGTGGCGTTTACCCTAACCCAATGCCATATGCAGATGTAGTAACGTCTACAACTCATAAGACTTTGCGTGGCCCTAGAGGCGGTATCATTCTTTGGAACGATGAAAGCTACACACGTAAGATCAACAGTGCAGTATTTCCGGGTTCACAAGGCGGCCCATTGATGCATATCATTGCCGCTAAAGCACAGTCATTTATCGAAGCGAATACACCAGAGTTTAAGCAGTACGCTAAGAACGTTGTGCAGAATGCCCGTGCTATGTCAGAAGTGTTTAGAGCAAGAGGGTTCAGAGTACAGACAAATGGCACTGATTCACACATCATTCTTATGGACTTGAGTGAAAGCAAATACTCTGGTCGTCAAGCCGCTGATCTACTTGAAGAGAATGGTATTACTGTGAATAAGAATGGCATACCTAACGATCCACGATCTTTCGTAGAGACTTCTGGTATTCGTATTGGTACTGCCGCAGAGACTACACGTGGTCATGACCAAGAATGGTTCGAGACACTAGCAAACAAAATATGTGATATATTGGAGTGATAAAAATGTTCGGAGCTATTCCAGCAGGCGTAATTATGGATTTGGCTTATGCAAGTGGGTATCGTGAGCAACTAAGACTTGATCAAGACTTTCCACCATGTATTTACATTTCTAAAGATAAGCTAACTAGCGTACCTATGGGTTACAACTGGGATGGCTTCGGGTTGATATCCACAAAAGATCATCCTGCATTCACAGACCTACGTGATCGACTTGAGCGAGAAGGATTCATCAAGACTGAACGCTGGCATAATGGCGACAGAGTATCGAAGCCTTTCTATCTCAATAATATGTTCTTTGATGTTGGTGAGCAATTTAGTTGTGCGCCAGCATTAGGTGTGACTTACAAGATCAGACTCAAAAAAGACGAATATCCAGGTGTGTCTGATAGTCCTATGAGATATGAAGAACGAGAAGAAGTAACATTTGAACGTTGTCCCTTCACTTACGAAATGGAGTTTTAACATGAATCTAATGGGTGCTTTTCTATCATATGTTGAACTACAGAGAGACGCAGAAGAGTGTAAGAGCACTCGTGGTTCTGAGTCAGACATAACGATTATGGCTTTTATCAAAGCTAACGAAGCTAAGCGTGAAGTAATCAAACTAATAGAGGCTGTAGACCATGATTGAAGAAAATATAAGTATTCTTGGAGCTATTGATGATTTACGTGCTAAACTCGATACGCTAGAGAGACTTACCTCGCAGGTTGATTTGAGTGTTGACGAACACGACTTTGTAGTGTATCATGTAGAAAATGCAATCAATAGTATTGAGAACGCTATTCAATATTAAGAGGATCGCATGAAGCCTAAGACCGAAGAAGCTTCTGATGAAGTTTTTACTGCATTAAAAAACCTAACTGCTGTTTGTACCCTAATGGGCTATGGTGATATAGCCGAAGTTAAAAAAGCTGAAAAATTAATCTACGATATGAGAATGAAATATAATGAAAAAGAAGAGTGATTTTGTTGATCTACTTTTACCTTCAGGTGGCAAGAAAGACTACTTTACTGGTCGACCTGTAGCAAGCGTACATGACTATTATCTTTCTGGTCACGTTGAATCTGCCGATAAGTACATCGATTGGTTTGACAACATTCGCAACTGCGGTGAGAATGATATCATCCGCATTCACATTAATTCCTACGGTGGTGATCTATTCACTGCAATACAAATGATGAGGGTTCTATCTGAGACTTCTGCAACGGTTGTTATCTCTGTAGAAGGTGCTTGTATGAGTGCCGCAACTATGATCTTTATGTGTGCTGATATGTACGAGATTTCACCTCACTCTATGTTCATGTTCCACAACTACTCTGGTGGTGCATTTGGTAAAGGTGGCGAAATGTTTGAACAGCTACAGCATGAACGTGCATGGTCAGAGAAACTTCTACGTGAAGTATACAGTGACTTCTTAACAGACAAAGAGATAACTGCTATGCTTGACAACAAAGACCTTTGGATGGACGGTGACGAAGTTGTTAAACGTCTTGAGAAGAAAGCTAAGAAGGTCAGTCGAAATCGAAAGAAAACTGAAAAAAATGTTGAAGAAGACGAAGAATAGTATTGACAATGACACGGTGCGCCACTTATAATAGTGGCGTATCACTTTATTATAGGAGTACATTATGACTGATGTAAATGAACTAGACTATGTAATCGTAACAACCGTATCGCAACATCGTATGCGTTATGCTGTACCTGCCTCAGCACTAAAGAATGAAGACGGTGAAATCGATCCTACTAAAGCAGTAGAACTTGTCAAGACTGATAAAGTAAACGAATTTTCACAGAGCTACATGGGCGAAGCTGTAGTAGATGCCGCCGCTGTAAGTGAAGCTGGCATACTGCATATGTTCGATGTAGATAACGACTATCTATCTGAATTGGAAACTGAAGAAAAGCTTGACTGGATCAATCGATGGGAGTATACTGGTGGTATAGATAGAATGTCACACTCGGAGTAAAATCTATGAAAGACTACTTAAAGAACGTTGCATTTTCAACCTCACGACTTGTTAACACCATCTTTGGAGGCAATCCAGACTACACGTTTGCTGTTGAGCAGTACATGAGAAAGCGTCAAGGCGACTTCAACGTAGTCTTTCTAATCGATCTACCATTTACTATTGCAGAGGTTTTGACAAATTTTGTCTTGACAAAGCTTCTGAAAAAACGTACAATGGTGACATATTCAGATCACTGCCTACATGCGTGGTCAGATTACACTACACGAAATGCGAAAAAATAGGAGATTCGTTATGTTAAGAAGTGAAGCTATCAATCGTCTACTATCTGATGAAGTTGTTGTAGAGTTTACTAAAACTAACGGTGAGTATCGCAGAATGCGTTGTACTCTGCGAGAAGAAGCTATTTCTCAGTATCAGCCAAAAGGTGAAGTTAAAACAAAAGAAGAAAAACCTAAAGCTAATCAGTCTGTATGGGACGTAGATGCTAACGGTTGGCGTTCTTTCCTATGGTCTAATGTTAAAACATTTGATGGAGTAGATACCCCTAATGGAATTAAATGAGTTAAACAAAAACGCACGTGGCGGCACTGAGCTAATGGCCGCCCGTATTGAATCTGCACTTGACAAAGATTTGCTTGATCAGGTGCAGATCATCCATTCTCGTGTGCGAGAGATTGATGAATCTAAGAAACAGATTCTAGTACTACATGATCTACCTCAAGATCCAGAAGTACAGCATCTAAAAGATGGTGGTTGGAAAAAGTATCACAAACTGATCTTTGTTTCTAACTGGCAACAAGCAATGTACAAAGCGTATCTTGGTGTACCATATAGCGCAGGCTTTGTTATTCCAAATGCTGTTGAAGCTTTTGAAGAGCATGAAAAACCAAATCCAAATGATACTTTGCGCCTGATGTATTTCTCTACTCCTCATCGTGGACTAGACGTTCTGTATCACGTATTCAATCAGCTATCGCAAGAGCATGAGAATCTAGAGCTAAATGTATTCTCTTCTTTTGATTTGTATGGTTGGGGCGAACGTGATTCTGAGTACAAATCATTGTTTGAAGCACTAGAAGCACATCCAAAGATCAATTATAGTAAGTCTGTATCTAATGAGCAGATTCGTGAAGAAATCAAACGCTCACATATACTGGCGTATCCTTCAACTTGGGCAGAAACATCTTGTCTTGTACTGATTGAGTCTATGATGGGTGGGTTGATACCTGTACACTCTTCATGTGGCGCTCTACCAGAGACTTCTTTGGGATTGACTGAAATGTATGATTTTACAGAAAACCCAAATGAACACGCCATTAGACTATATAGTATGTTGACTAATGTTATCAATGCGTATCGTCACCCAGAAGGTATCAAGTTAATTAATCAGGCTAAAGAGCGAATGGTATCACTTGCTACTCGCAAATACTCCTGGGAGCTCCGAGCAAATGATTGGAACAGAATGATACGTGCTATATTGACAGAGCCCGTAGTGCCTGATACAGTACAGCATTAATAGTTAACATTTGGAGATATCATGGCTAAACAAGCTACTAAAAAGAAAACAGTAACACGTATTCCACGTAACACTGCCGCCGCTCGACTCATGGAAGAGAAGCATGTGGGTCTTGAAACAGTAGATTGGGCTAACGTAAAACCAGAAAGCTATGAGACAGCCGTACGTGACACTCTACGTCACTACGGCTATTTCTACGATAGCAAAGATGGTGTCAAATGGGTAATCGATTGGATGAAAGCAAACGGTTACACTAAAGCAGAGATTGACACTTATAAAAATGCAGAAGCTTGGCGTACATCTATGACCGTATGTGGTGTCTGTAAAATGATGCTAAACGGTGCAGAGTTTGATGTTAAGCGTTTGCATTGGGTAAGGCAAAATATTGCTGATGTAATTAACGCTGGCTTAGAGCGTAAAGTAGACGTAGATGAAGATGCACCACAAGCTCCAAGACGTAAAACTCCTGCTGAGTTAGTAGATGAAAAAGCTAGCGATTTCATAGGAGAACTAGATGGTCACATTGACGACTGGGGTCGTGGGGAGTTTGATCTTACTTCATATTCTCTTTACGATACGCTACGTGCTAATGATGCGCCAGCACAAATCGCAAAAGCCGTTATCACATACTATAAAGGGCAACACCAAGAAATCGAGGAACTGGTCAAGAAAAAGACGCCAGAACTAGTCGAAGGTTATAGTCACATGACTATTAAGAAGCGCAAAGAGTTTCTAAAATTCTTTGAGACTCTTATGGCTGATGCTGACAAGTATCTCGCTTCTAAGAAAGCACAACGTAAACCACGTGCTGTTAAGAAGCCTTCTCTTGGTCAACAGATTGCTAAAGTTAAGTACATGAAAGAGTCTGCTGAATACAAGATTACTAGTATCGATCCAACAAACATTATCGGTGCTACAGAATTGTGGCTATTCAACACTAAGACACGTGTGCTAACTTATCTTGTAGCTGACAACCCTAACACTGGGTTCAGCGTAAAAGGTACAACTGTTCAAGGTATAAACGAGAAAGCATCTTCTAAGAAGAAGATCCGTAAACCTGAAGAGCTACTAGCTGACTTTGTGAAAGGTACTAAGACTCGACTCAAAAAGAACTTCAATGAAGTAAAGACTAAGGCGAGTGATGCAAATGGTCGAATCAACGAAGATACTGTGATTCTTAAGGCATTCAAATGACAGATAAGAAAGTCGTAGACTTCACAGCGGCACGATCAAAACAACAAAAGCAAGAGATCGATGCCGCTAAAGCTGAGGTTGACGAAACTAAGCAATTCATAGACGATTTTTCATACACCATCATAGTGGACATTGTTACTACTATGATGGAGTTTGGATATGATCCAATGGAGGACGAGCGCACTATGGCTGACATTGTTACATGCAACGAAGCCATACGTGGGCTATTGTCACGAACTAAACATATTAAATTCCCAATGCACAAGATATCAGAAGATATCTACTTTCAGGTATTTGGTGACTCTGACAAGAAAGAAGCACTCGAAAACTTCCTTGAAAATCTCGACCAATACACTTGACAATGACTACATATCTATGATAAAGTTAAGACTGAATTATAGATAGGAGATAAATTATGATACTGGTTGATCTAAACCAAGTGATGATTTCAAGCATGATGGCTCAGATTGGTAATCATCAAAACGCACAAGTTGACGAAAATATGCTAAGACATATGGTACTCAACACAATCCGCTCAAATAGAATGAAGTTTCACGCTGAGTTCGGTGAACTTATTATTTGCGCTGACGATAAGAACTACTGGCGCCGTCAGATGTTCCCATACTACAAAGCAAATCGTAAGAAGAATCGTGAAGAGTCAGAACTAGATTGGAATGCAATCTTTACTGCACTAAACAACATTCGTGAAGAAATCAAAACATTCTTCCCATACAAAGTTATTCAGATTGAAACGGCAGAAGCTGATGATATCATCGGTACTATCACACACGAATGTGGTACACCGTTGAATACAGGTGAACCAATTCTTATTCTTTCTGGCGATAAAGACTACATTCAATTGCATAAGTACGCAAACGTTCAACAGTACGATCCTACACGTAAGCGCTGGATCAAGCACTCTGATCCTGAGCAGTACTTGAGTGAACATATTATGAAAGGCGATTCTGGCGATGGTGTGCCAAATATTCTTTCTGCTGATAACTCGCTAGTTGTTGGTATACGTCAACGTCCAGTCACTAAAAAGCGCATAGCAGAGTGGCAAGATATAAATAATATGGACAATGAAGTAAAGCGTAACTACTTGCGTAACAAATCACTGATCGATTTGTCGGAAGTACCAGATCGCATTAAAGAACAGATTCTTGAAGAGTTTCATGCTGAGAATAAGAATGACCGTTCTCAGTTGTTCAACTACTTTATCAAGAACAAACTTAAACACCTTATGGAAGTTATCAGTGATTTCTGATACAGATAAACAATTGGAGTTATAAATGAGTACATTATCTCTCGCTGAGATTGTGAATGAAACGTGTAAACTAAAGAGTAAACAGGATAAGGTCGAGCATCTTAAAAAGCATAACTCTAGACCTCTACGTGATATTTTGAAGATCATGTACGATACTAATCTTGAGCTATTGTTACCTAAGACTGCGCCACCGTACACACCATCTGAGATCCCAGAGTCTCATGGTCTGCTGTATCGTGAAGTACGTAAGCTACCTTACTTTGTCAAAGGGTTTAAGGGTGATGGATTGAATCCATACCGTCGTGAGGCGCTATTCATTCAGATGCTTGAAGCAATCGACAAAGAAGATGCTGAGCTAATGTGTAAAGTGATTGCACAGAAGCCATTGAAAGGTTTACCTGTATCTGTTATAAATGAAGCATTCCCTGGTTTGATCCCAGAGAATGTAAAAGAAGTTGCTGAGGCTAAAGAAGAAAAGCCTAAGCGTAAACGTGGTCGTCCCCGTAAGGTTAAGGAAGAGCAAAGCTAATGTCTAAACGCAAGAACTTTCGTGAATGGTATGAAGACGAAGATTTTCAGGCTGAGTCTAAAGAGAAGTTCCGAAAGAAGAAAGACGAAAAACGTTACGATGATAAGAAGTCTGCTATTCAGAAAGCAAGACGGCAAAAAGAAAAACAAAAGAATTCTTTTTACAGATAGTCCTTGACAATTCCTTACACTATGATATAGTAATCAAGTAATGATTAACTAAGTGAGAAAAGACTACATAATATGACTATTGACAAAAAAGTAATTCTTGTTGACTGCGACGGTGTTCTAGTTGACTGGGTGTACAGCTTTGATCGCTGGATGCACCGTCACGGTTACAACAAACTTCACGCTGACAGCTACAAGCTTGACGTATGCTACGGCATCGAAAAACCAGAAATGAAAAAGCTTGTTAAGATGTTTAACGAAAGCGCCAATGTCGGCTACATTCCCCCTCTACGTGATGCAATCAAGTACATCAAGAAACTGCATGAAGAACACGGTTTCGTATTTCACTGTATTACTAGTCTTAGCCTTGATCCCTTCGCTGCTAAACTACGTGAGAAAAATATCAAAGATTTATTTGGCGAAACTGCCTTTGAGAAGATTGTGTGTCTAGATACTGGTGCTGATAAAGATGAAGCGCTTGAAGAATATCGTGACACTGGTTGTCTTTGGGTAGAAGATAAGCCTGAGAATGCCGAAGTCGGTGCTGAAATGGGCTTGCGTAGTGTGCTGGTTGAACACGGTTTCACTAAAGACTATGAACACGAAGAGATTACTAAAGTAAAGACTTGGCGAGATATTTACGAGCTAGTTGCTTGACTAAATAACAGTAGATCGATTTGATCTTTGACTGGAGATATTATGCCAAACTATACATTCAGAAACAAAGAGACTGGCGAAACTTTTGATAAATTTATGAAGATTTCAGAGTTCGTTGAGTTTCGTGATGCCCACCCAGAGCTTGAAACTGTAATCAAAGGCGCACCAAGTATAGGTGATCCAATGCGATTAGGCGTAAAGCGAACTGACCAAGAATTTAACTCCCTTTTGAAGCACATTAAGAAAGGAAACTCAAAGGGAAAAACTGACTCTACAATTCAAACTCGCTGATAAGGATAGTAATTTCTATGCCTGCACAACAACAACAAAGACTAACAAAAAAGCAGAAAAGAGTTCTAAGACAACAAGGTATTCTAGACGGAGATAGTAATCTAACATCTGGGTTCGTGATGAACAAAAGCATTGCACCGATGACAAACAATCAGAGTCATGCATTTGAATCATGGGACTACGGTAACAATTTGATGCTTCATGGCATCGCTGGTACGGGTAAGACTTTTCTAGCACTTTATTTTGCATTAAAACAGATCACAAACAAGAGCAGTGAACAAAACAAGGTGTTTATCATTCGCTCGACTGTACCTACACGTGATCAAGGTTTCTTGCCTGGTACACTAAAACAGAAAGAGGCTGTGTATGAATCAGCATACTATGATATTGCGACTAAGCTATTCAATCGTGGTGATGCGTATGAGATTCTAAAACAGAAAGGTATGGTTGAGTTTCAATCTACATCTTTCTTACGTGGTTGCACATTTGATGATTGTGTAATTGTTGTAGACGAAGTACAGAATATGTCAGACGGTGAGCTACATACAGTAATGACCCGTGTTGGTGAGAACTGTAGAATTATTTTCTGTGGTGACGTTAAGCAGGACGATTTGACAAGCAAACGCTACAAAGAAGAGTCTGGTCTAGCATCATTTATGAAAGTAATTCGCAACATGCGAGAGTTCGATTTCATTGAATTCCATGCAGAAGACATTGTACGAAGCAAGCTTGTTAAGTCTTATATTATTGCGAGGGATAAGTTGGGACTATGAGACGTATAGCACCCAATCATTACATAGGTGAAGTTATTGAAACAGAAGACGGGGAGCTCGCTATAGAGCTTCCAGTTGATATGCTCAATCAAATGGGTTGGGATGAAGGTACACTGTTAGAGTGGTTACTAGAAGAAGAGAAAGTAATTTTAACAGAGGTAGAAGATGCCGGGAATAGTTAGACAAGGTGACGTACACGCAGGTCACGCTTCACCAACACCGAATCCGTACCATCAGTCAAGCTACAATCCTGCACAATCAAAAGTGTATGCAGAAGGTAGACTAATGATTACATCGGGTGCCTCTACTGGCTGTGGTGATCCAGTTGCTGGTGTATCTGGTCGAGTCTTTGCAGATGGGCGAGCAGTACATAGATTAGGAGACGCAACGGGTGGACACGGTTCTTGGGTGCCAAACTCCGCTGCATCTGCATCTGGTCGAGTGTACGCAGATGGCTAAACCTGATTACGCTACACTGCTAGGTCAGATAGCACAAGAGACAAATACTGAAATACGTGATGCTCTTATTGAAGAGTGTTACGTATTCGATGAACCATTGACTGATGAAGAGAAGCAATTATTTTCATATGTGTTTGATGGTTATGTAGAAGACAATCCTGGATACGATGATGCTAATACATTCGTATCTTATGTTGGTAAATATTTCAGCCTAGAAGGCGATGAAACTGGAGAATAAACGTGGCATTAACTAAGCGTGGTGATAAAGGTAGCGCTCTTACTTACACTGAGTTAGATGATAACTTTACTCATTTGGGTGGTGATGGTTCATATCATAATGGGGGTGTACGTGTTGGTGGATTTCGTCCGGGTGAGATTATTGAAAGCTTTTCGATGAACGGCGATGGTCAAGCTTTGGATCGTGTTGATTGGATCAACGGTGGCACAACAACTTTGATGGAACCTGCTGTTGTAACCAATCAATTGCTATCATCGACATACCAAGAAGTCAATGGTAGTAAGCTTGTTTACACCCCGCCACCTATGGCTAAACGACTTCTTTATAGCTTTGAATTTAAGATTGATGTTACTGAAAACTCTGGTATCTCACACTACTATCTAGAAATCGACAACATAGAAGTTCAACCATCTGCTAGAACATATGCAACTAACTATGCATCAAGTGACTGGAATCATGGTAACACAACTGCTGTTATTCATCATGTTTTCGATCTAGCGCATTGGCAAGACGTGCCGCAAGCTGGTCAGTTTAATTCATGGACTTCCGATAAAACTTTACGTGTGATGGGTAGAGAGTATAGCGGATCATATGAGGTTAATCTACACTCTAATACTTGGTGGAATGGTACTGGTGCAAGTGGAACCTATGCTGAGTACTTCACTAAGCCACTATTGACTATTACGGCATTCGCCTGATATAATATGTAAACGCTAAATTACATTATAGGTTATATTATGTTTACCCACGTTGATTTACCAGTGACACTCAACGAACTTGAGTGCGAGACTCTACCGACTGGTCGTACATACATTACACCAGAAGGTAACAAATACCCATCTATCACGACTGTATTGAGCATTCGTGGTAAAGAATCGCTTGCTAAATGGAAAGCGAGAGTTGGTGAAGAAGAAGCTAAGAAAATTAGCGTGAAAGCCGCAAATCGTGGTACTGCGGTGCACCAACTTGCAGAAGATTACGTAAACAACAAGTCAGATTGGTCAAAGGGTGCAATGCCCGCTAATCTGTTTACGTTCAATACCATCAAGCCCATTCTCGACAAGCACGTTGATAACATATGGGCACAAGAAGTTCCACTATATAGTGACAAGTTTCAGATTGCAGGTCGTGTTGACTGCATAGCTGAATACGATGGTGAACTAACTATCATCGATTACAAAACGTCAAGGAAGCCGAAGAAAGAGGAGTGGATTACAAACTACTTCATACAGGCATCATTCTATGCTGCCGCTTTCTACGAACTTACAGGAGTAGCAATTAAGAAGTTTGCTATCATCATTGCAGTTGACGATGATGAACCCCAAGTATTTACAGGTGACACATTCAAGTGGCTGCCTGAATTGAAAAAAGTAAGAGTTGAATTCCTAAATGAAAGAGGTATATAGTTGTGACATTATATGAAGAGGTTGTGCTTTTTGTGATTGCTGTGTTTGCTATGGTTGGTTGGCTACTCACTAAAGAGATTGAAGACGAGGAAAATAACCATTGACACTTGTTTGATATACGTGTAATATCTCTATGTTAACTGATGAGAGAGATTGATTATGAACTATGCAAACAAGATCGGCTACAGTGATGTGAATCCTTATGAAGTTGTCCGTGTGATCTCTGACAAGACTATCGAAGTTCGTGCTATGAACGCCGAGCGTGATAAGTCTGTTGAGTTAGATTTTCAAGTTGGTGGGTTCTTTGCTCACTGTTCAAATCAAAATGAACAGAAGTGGTTCATTACTTCTAACGAAGATGCTCCTGTGATCCGCATTCGCTTGAACAAAAAAGGCGACTGGAAAGACAAGGGCGGTAGTCGCTACGTGCTTGCTGATGAACCTCGCAAATTTTACGACTATAACTTTTGAGGTGAGATATGAAAGTTAAAATTGGGCCGTACAAAGACTGGTTCGGCCCCTATCAACTAGCACAAAAAATACTATTCTGGGTTCCAAAAGAAAAAGATGAACACGGCTTTCCTCGTGATGCAGATATCGTTGATAAGTTCGGTGATTGGCTAGCTCACGGCAGCATAGAAAAAGAAGAAGCTGAAGTTGGTGATATCATAAAGTTTGGTGGCTCAGAACGACCAGTAACTTGGTTGTACAAGCTTTTAATCTGGATTGATAAGAAACGTAAGCGTAAAGTAGAAGTACACATTGATCGTTGGGACACGTGGAACATGGAGTACACGTTAGGTCTTATCGCTCTACCTATGCTTAAGCAATTGAAAGAGACAAAGCATGGTTCACCTTCTGTTGATGATGAAGATGTTCCAGAAGAGCTACGTAGCACTAGTGCGCCACCAAAAGAGAACGAGTGGGACACTGATGAAAACTGGCATAAGCGCTGGGCTTGGGTGCTAGATGAAATGATCTTTGCTTTCGAGACTAAGTGTGGCGATCTACAAGACTGGGAAAGTCAGTTTTACACTGGTAAGTCAGATACGTATCTACAGAAGCTAGAAGATGGTAACTGGCAGATGATACGTGGTGAGAACGATACCAGTAAGTTTGACAATGAAGGCTTCATTGAGTATCAGAAGCGTATCAGTAATGGCTTCAGATTGTTTGGTAAGTATTATGAAGGATTATGGGACTAATGAGTAACAAAGATGCAGACATGGAAGGGTTCGCTCTTATCACACAAGAAGAGTACGAACTGTTTGAAAAGTTGAAGAAAATTTGGGTTCACTCTGTACCAGAGAAAAGTGGTCTATACTTTATCTGTGGTGAGGGTGGTAAGAAAGACGATATGGGTCTACCAGAAGCTATCTTTGTTTGTCCAGCTTATGGTCTAGACGGTATGGCAATGTATAAAAAGGAGAAAGACTACTCTGCGCCGGAGTGGTAATTTTATGTTAAAGTGGATCGCTACTATACTATTCATCTGCGCTGGCCTCATGCTAGCGCTCAACATCGAATCATCTAGATTCGGATTCTTAATGTTCTTTACAGGACACATCATACTGCTAGCATGTTTCGCACGTGAACGAGACTGGGCAATGGTGACACAAAACGGGTTCTTTATCGGCATCGATATAATTGGGATTTATCGCTGGTTTTTTTAAAAAAGGCCTTGACTCTTTCTCTGGCTATGATACTATATGCATGTAACGTTGATTGAGAGAGAAAATTATGAACGCAGTTAAAATCTTCAAAGCATTCCTTCTTCGTGACGGCATTCTCGGTGCCAACGAGATTGAGATCAACAACGAAGTTGAGCGCATTGTTAACGCTTGCGGTGAGCTAGACTACTTACGTGCTAATCGCAAAGGTGCTCGTATTGCTCTTAATCGCAAAGATCGTAAAGCAATCTGGAGCTTGTGGATGAACGCTGTTCGCCACGCAATGATCGAAGAAGAAATGAAAGAAGCAGGAATTATCTAAAAAGTCCTTGACTTCTTTTCTAGTTCTGTTAAGATTGTACTGTAACGTTGATTGAGAGAGAATAAATTATGCGAGTTTCAGTTATCCACCGTGCGTTTGAAGAGTCTAGTCGTCTTGTCGCTTTTGTTGATGCTCCAGATAATCTGTCTGTTGAAGAAGCACTAGAATACGCTTTCGAGAAGACTAACAACATTCGAGGCTCTTGGAGTCGTGAAGCAGAGTTTGAGTTTCGTGGCGAACGTGTTGAGAATCTAGACTTCTGCGAAAACGTGACTGTGATGGCTGATCTGCCAGTTAGCAAACGCACTGGTGAAGTGATGGGCTTGCGCTCTACTTCAATGGGTGATAGAATGATTGTCGGCAATACTTGTTTTCGTGTTGCGGCGTTTGGATTTGAAGTTGAAACTGATGAGGTGGCAGCATGAACTTTGTAGTGACTACACAATTTCTTGAGAACTATGGTTACCACTGCGAGGACGGTAAGTTCGCAAGCGGTAATGCGTACTGGAAGATGAAAGGTGGCACTGACTACCTGGTCTCTGGTTTGGATCGCATTCAAGATGCGGTTGCGTTTGTTGCCGCCCAGTGCATGGTTAACAAGATCGGTTACAAAGAGTTTCCTATCGATTGGAAAACTGAGAGTGCGTGGTTGGATGATCTCCCAGATGATGAAGACTACCGTGAGCACATATTGGATCAACTGCAACGTGTTGATCCTCGTAAGGAGGTTGCGTAATGAATAATGACTACTATTTCGATTATGTGAATGCAACAAGTCGTCTGTCTGCCGCAAAGTACGTTATTGAGAACATGCTACGTGCGATTGAGACAAACGACAAGGTTGACCTCGAAGTTGCTAAACGTCTAGCTACAAGTGAAATCGTTGAAATTGCTAATGTGCTGAGTGGAGAAGAACGCTAATGTTTATCGCAAAACCTAACCTGAACAACATGAATGGTGCTAAAGAATTCGCAACAAAGAAAGAAGCTGTTGCATATCTTGAAGAGTTCACTGGCATCGAAATGGCATATGAACGTGATCGTAAGACTAAAGAAATAACATACGATTGGGAAATCATTGGCAAGCTTTACGCCAAGTAATTGAGGTATTCGTTATGAGCTACACAAAACGTACTTGTCACGATTGTGGGTATAAAGACATTCAACCAAATATGTATCGTGTTGAGGTGACAAAGAGAACTGGCACATCTACAACTGGTTTTGCCAAACGCTCTTTGTTCGGTGCTTTACTAGGTGATCAGCGATCTGGTCGTCAAGTAGGCAAAGCATTATTTGCACCAAATAAACGGGTATACCATCGTACACGTGAGGTATGGAAATGTGGCGTGTGTGCTGGCGTAGTCAAGCAAGAATCCAATCAGTCTAGCGAACCAGCACGTAAATCTGCGTCTTTCAAAGATATGTTTATTGGCTTCTTTATGCTTTTGCTTATTGTCGCTTTTATAGAAAAAATGTTTTTTGAAGATAGTGTAACACCGTCTGAAGTCGCAACAGAAGAAGCTGAACCATTTGAGTGCCTACCAGGCGACCTTAAAACCGAAGATGTAGTATGTTACATAGGTGAATAAATGAAAAAGACATATGATGAATTTCTAGACTTCACTGCAAGTCTGCTAGAAGGTCTAGGTAAAAAGGATATGACAGAATCCTTTGTAATGCTGAGGGAAAGCTATCCAGAATACACCGATATGATGCTGACAGAGTTAGCGATACTTGATGATGATTACGAATCAGAGGAAAACCAAATGTTTCATTAATTTTTTTGGTTTAGGCCATTGACACGTATCGTAGTTATGATATTATAGCTCTGTAAGTTAATGAGACATAGAGAGAGGCCCGATATGGCATATATGAACAAAGAGCGTAAAGCAGAACGTGCACCAGTTATCAAAGCGATCCTCAAGAAGTACGGTCAGAAAGGTAGCCTGAGTGTTCGTAACTACAGTACTCTAGTTCTGAAACTGAAAGACGTTGCAGGTATGTTCGCTAATGAGTTTGCTAATGCTGATGACTACCGTAAGAAGTACGGTCTTGATGTGAACGTCTACTGGTTTGAAAAGCATTTTGCTGACAATCCAGAAGCTGTTGCGATGCTCAAAGAGTTGACTGCTGCCATGTACGGTGCTGACTACTACGATAACAGTGACATTCAGACTGACTACTTCGACACTAGCCACTACATTAACATTAATGTTCTACCAGCCTAAGGAGTGAAAATGCCAAACTATCGTGAAATCGCTGAAACGCTTTACAAAGCAGTTAGCACTGGTTATACTACCGATGTTATGTCGCAAGATGATATCATCGAACTAGCAGAGTGGTATGCTGTGAAAGCTCGACTTGTAGAGCAAGGTGATATTGAAGCGGCACTTGAATATTGATCTAACGTGAGGTGACAATGAATCTATTCGTTTTAGATAATGATCCAGTCAAAGCGGCTCAGTTGCAGTGTGACAAGCATGTAGTGAAGATGGTTGTAGAAAGCGCTCAAATGCTATCTACCGCACACCGCATTCTTGATGGCACTGTAGAAATGCGTGAATCTAAATCAGGTAAGAATATGATCAAGTACTGGGTTCATCCCGACTCAGGTCTTGAAAGCATTCTATATCGTGTAGCGCACCAGAGTCACCCGTGTACTGTCTGGACTATGCAATCTAAAGCGAATTACGACTGGCACTACAAGCACTTTGTAGCGCTCTGTGATGAATACAAATATCGCTATGGCAAAGTACATATGTCAGATGAAAAACTGCGTAGCATCCTCTCTGTTGCGCCTGAGAACATTCCTGACGGTCAGTTGACTAAACAGCCGCTTGCGATGAAAAGCAATCCAGAGTGCATGTTTGACGATGTAGTGAAATCTTATCGTGCATTCTATCAGACTAAGCAAGAACGATTCAAAATGGTCTGGTCGAAGCGTGAAGTTCCATCTTGGTTTAAATTTGCTTGAGGTGATAATGAGTACTAGCAAGCGTAAGAAACTGGCAACCCAGAAAGCACATGCAGAGGCAAAGAAAAGGCGACAATATGAAAAGATGGTAGCTCAGACTAGAGCGAAATCAAAAGAGCGTGACTTTACTGAGTACAAGCCTAATAATACGTATAGAAGAGAAACACCTAACTATCCGTCTATGTGCAGTATGGACGGCAGTACAGCTAAGAAAGAACGTCAAGAATACACTGGTGACCTCATTGTGGGAATTGCGACTATGCATAAGTCCAATGCAGTTCCTGTCATGCGAGGTACTGACCAAGCAAAAGACATTGCACAAATGAGGAGAAACTAATGAAGCAATATATCGTTGAACCAAAATATAAAAAGTCTGTAGTTGAAGTACAGGTATTCAAAAAGAAGATTAACGGGCGTGATCATTACTTGCGTTATTCTGACTGTTGGCGATGGGGTGGCTTTGCTATTGCAGTACCAGAGACTCGTGAAGAGATTGAAGAGTACAAACAACACATCGGTTATGCTGGCGCAACTGATGAAGAAGTGTTTGAAGACTTTGGTGCAGAGACTTGGGAAGACATTGCTCTACCAGCAGAAGGTGAAGAAGAGATTGGTATCTTTGAAGACCATGGTTGGAACGCTGAAATGATTGAGTGCTGGGACGGTGGTTGCTGGACTGAGTGGAACATTCATGCATATGGCGAAGGTGCTATGTCCGAAGAAGAGTGTGAAGAAGAAGCGGAACGTTTATCTGAAATCTACTATGAAGAGTATGAGGAAGGGCTCGAAGCTGAAGGATGGGAGTACGTTGATAATGACTACTGGGTGACTGAGCCTGTTGTTCGACCAGTCAAAGAAGGTCAGTCTATCTATGAGGCATATGAAGATAAACCTGAAAATTAATTAAAAAAGCCTTGACTCTGTACCTCGTACCGATTACACTTACCAAGTAATTGAGACGAGGTACTTTTCCTATGCTAAATCAGAAATCAGTTCTTGCCCGCCTTCTCGCTAATGAGAATATTACTGTCCAGCAGGGCAACTACGAAACTGCATCTTTCGATGTTGAGAATCGTGTCCTGAATCTGCCTATGTGGCGTGACATGGGTCGTGATGTTTACGATCTTCTTGTCGGTCACGAAGTTGCTCATGCACTCTACACTCCTGAAGCTGAAAAGCTAATCGAAGCTCAGAAAGAGGGTATCCCTCATGCTTATCTAAACATCATTGAAGATATTCGTATTGAGAAAATGATGTTACGCACCTACCCAGGTCTAGTCGGTAACTTCAAGCGTGGTTATAAAGACTTAGCTTTTGTTCGCAACTTGTTCGGCATTGCTGATAAAGATGTTAACGGTCTACGTTTCATGGATCGTCTAAACATCAAAGCTAAGCTACGTGATCTAGTGAACATCGAATTTTCTGATGAAGAAAAGTACTACGTAGACCTCGCTCTTGCGGCTAATAGCTGGGATGATGTTCTGAACGCTTGTCGTGAAATCATGGCTTGGCAGAAAGATAAAGCCGAAGAAGAAGGTAACGACTCTGCTAATGCGAATGCTGATTCTGGTGAAGGCGAAGAAAACGCTTCTGTTATCCCAATGCCTATGCCTGGTAAGTCTGGCGAAGGTGAAGAGGGTGAAGAAAGCGAAGAAGCGGCTGATGGTGAAAACAGCGAAGGCGATGATAGCGAAGAGAAAGGCGAAGAAGGTGAAGACGGTGAACAGTCTAATGAACCTGCTAATGGCTCTGCTGGCGCTTCTGCTGATGCTGACGGTGCAGAAAAAGAAAACGCTAACAAGAAAGTTGCTAGCTCTGGTCACGGTCAGAATGATCCAGCCGAAGAGTTAGAAGAAGGCTTCACTGATCGACTCTTCAACGAGAATCAGGAAATGCTAGTTGAAGAAAAAACAACTGCTTTCATTGTTGGTATGGATCGCAAAGCTTATGAAAATTCTTTGGTGTCTTATAAAGAATTGTTTGCTAGCCGTGATGAGCACTACGCCGAATTGGCCAGCTACATTACTTTCGATGAAGAAGCTTACAAAAAGTTCATTGCCGACAACAAGGCAATCGTTAACTTGATGGTTAAAGAATTTGAAATGCGAAAGGCTGCCTACCGTAATGCACGTGCCCGCACTTCTGACAAAGGCACTCTTGATGTTAACAAACTGCACCGCTACAAGTTCGATGATCAGATATTTAATCAGGTGACTCGTTTGGGTGACGCTAAGAACCACGGTCTGATTATGCTAATCGATTACTCTGGCTCAATGGGTCGTGCTCTACCTAGCGTACTACGCCAGTTGATTACGCTTGTAAGCTTCTGTAAGCGTGTTCAGATCCCGTTTGAAGTAAATGCATTCACTACCATGAACGGCTCTGACCGTGAAGCATACACCCGTGCTAACGAAATTTTCTCTGACGGTAAGCCACGTTTTGACTCTTCACGTACCAAGCTTGTTAATCTAGTTTCCTCGAATATGAGCAAGCGTGATTATGAGCGAGCCATCCGTGATCTACACTTCCAGATTCAAGAGCCACACTACGGTCGCTCTCGTAAAGAAGATTTGGGTAGCACACCTCTGAATGCTTCAATCATGGCTTCTAAGTTTATGATCGATGATTTCCGTGCTAAGCACCGCATCGATAAACTGTCTCTAATCACTCTGACTGATGGTGATAGCGATGGTCCACAGTTGAACCCAGATGAAGCTATGACCAAGCGCTTTGGTTGGTCTACTCCAGAGAACCTTGTGATCCAGATCGATAACAAAATTGTTAAAACTACTTTCGGTCGTGAGGCTCGTTACACATACAATTACGGTATGCGTGGTGGCCGTGCTTTCACTGCTCAGCTAGTAGACTTCATCCGTAAAGAAATGGGTGTTAGTGTGATTAACTACTTCATTGGCGGCCGCCGTGACGTTAAGCAAGAGGTCTACAAATCACAGGTTGCTTGGAACCCTAACGTTAACGAAATCTTCAAAGCTGGTCGTAAAGAAGGCGTTATTATTCTTGATGATAACTTTGGCTATGACCGTCGCTTCATTATGTCTATTGACAAGCTTTCTGAAAACGTTGAAGAACTCGACATTGAAGAAGGTATGTCTGCCGCTAAGATTGCTAAAGCATTCAACAAAGCGAACGGCTCTAAGAAGTCCTCAAAGGTAATAACTCAGAAATTCGCTGAAATCGTAGCATAAAGAAAGGAGCCTTCGGGCTCCTATTTTTTTATCTTTTTTTGGTTTAGGCCATTGCAATCCATATCAGTCCTGTTAGAATTACATTGTAACGTTGATTGAGAGAGATTGTTTATGAACTACATTACTATTCACCGAGCAATGAAATGGCGTGGCAAGGCTCTGCCACGTGAAGTTAGTCTTAACGGTGTTATGCTTCCATACGTTTGTCGCAAAGAAGGTCGTGACTGGGTTGCTATCTTCAAAGATAAAGGCAACGAAGTTGAAGTCGGTCGTGGTACATTCCGTGACATGGAATACTTGATCGGCAAACATCGTAGAGGTGAATAAAAACCTTGATATTATTGTTCAGTGTGATATCATTACTGTGTTGATTGAGAAGAGAGATTTATTATGATTAGATTCAATGTGACTATTACTGAAGCGGGTATGGGTGATATCACTTATACTGGAATCACTATGAAAGATGGTGAGACAAAAGGTGAAATGATGGGTCGAATCATTGATGATCATCGTTTCATCTTCGCTGTTCCCGTTGATGTTGAAATCACTGCTACTGCTCGAATTGAACGATAAGAGGTCTCGACTATGTTTGCTGTTTTTCTTTATAATCTAGGTTACTACTTGCAGGATGAATACCCAAGCCGTGAAGAGGCAATGTCTGCGGGTCGTGCGTGTGGTTTTGAATTTGTTGTGGAGGCTGTATAATGTCAAAACGTAAAACTGTTAATGTTGAAGCGATGCTTGAAAAATTCAATCGTATTCTTGGTTGTGCTGATGTTCCTCAGAACCATAAGAGTGGCATCTGTACTGCGGCTGAAATGCTTCTGATGGATGCAAATCGTTATGCTGGCTTTCAGTTCCTAAACACTACTTACAATGCCCGCACGGATCGATATGATGTTGATCCTGATACTGAATACAGTCGAATTTATTTTGCAAAATAGCCAAAATAATCCTTGACATTAGCCCTCAGCCTGTTAATATTACACTGTACTTTGAATTGAGAGAGAATATATTATGACTACTATGACTCAGATCCAGTTGCTTGAAGCGTTTGTTGAAGCTAACCCAACTAAAGACACTTTCAAGCGTGATGAACTCTACTCTTTTGCGGCTTCTGTCGGTGCTAAGCGTGGCACTGCTTCAGGTCTGATGAAGAAGCTAAATAAAGCAGGTCACGGTCTGTATACAATGCAGATGGCTGGCGCTGTAGTTCGTATGCCTGTCGCTAATAATGCTCCTGAGACTCCTGCAATGACTCCTCGTAAAATCGCTTCTGCTGTACAGTCTGTAACTTCTGATGAAGTCTACGTGCCAGAGAAAGACGCTACTTTCGTTAAGTGGGGCTACTTCGCTGACGTTAAAAAGATCATCGATTCTAAGATGTTCTTCCCAATGTACGTTGCTGGTCTATCTGGTAACGGTAAGACAATGATGATTGAACAGGCTTGCGCTATGTCTAAGCGTGAATATGTTCGTGTTCAGATTACACCTGAGACTGATGAAGATGATTTGATCGGTGGCTTCCGTTTGATCGATGGTGAGACTGTTTTCCAGAAAGGTCCAGTTATCAAAGCGATGGAAGCTGGTGCTGTTCTGATGATTGATGAAATCGACCGTGGTTCAAACAAGCTGATGTGTCTACAGGGCATTCTAGAAGGCAAGCCATTCTTGATCAAGAAAACTGGTGAAGTAATCACTGCGGCTAACGGCTTCAACGTTATCGCTACTGCAAACACTAAAGGTCAGGGTGATGAAGCTGGTCGATTCATTGCGGCTACTATCATCGATGAAGCTTTCCTTGAGCGCTTCAATGTTACTCTTGAACAGCCTTACCCATCTGGCGCTGTTGAGAAAAAGATTGTCACTAATCACATGGCTAAGTTCGGTGTGTCTGATGAAGAGTTTACCGAGAATCTTGTGAAGTGGGGTCAAGCGATTCGTAAGACTTTCGAAGATGGTGGTGTTGATGAAATCATTTCGACTCGCCGCTTGTGTCACATTGTCCAGACTTTCTCAATCTTCAATGATCGCAAGAAAGCAATTGAACTATGTGTGAATCGTTTCGATGCTGATACACGTGCCGCTTTCATCGACCTTTACGAAAAAATTGATGCTGGTCTAGATGATAGCAATGTAATGACCGAAGAAGGTGAGTACAGCTACGAAGACTAATCGGTTTATATACATAGATGTAAGGGGCTATTGAGCCCCTTCCTAATATAAGGAAAAAATATGATACGTTGGTTAATACTTTTCGCTATGCTACTACCAGTACTCAATAGCGAATACGTATGGAGTTATGATTTTGTCGCTGGCGCAATGATTGCATTGTCGTGTATGTTCTACATTCTATGCTTTCAATTGCTAGTCGGGATGAAGCACTCAATTCTGAATTTGGATATCGATATGTCAGATATGTGGATTAGACGAATGATTCAAATATCAGCGACTATCATATTACACAAGGCTGGTTATACAGCCACAGTATACTTTATTCTCCCTTGGATACTGATTAATACAGTAGTAGACGTTATTTCAACTCTCGTTGTTTTGAAAGTCTTAGGAATGTCTAAAGTAGAGGATAAAGGCGAAGACTAGAAACACCGAGTAAGACGACCTATGAAAAGAAAGAATGAAAATTTCGACTATGGATTTGTGAGGGGGATTTTAATAACAAGATGGTGCTTATTAAATATAGCAATGCTATTAATGGCGCTACTGTTGATAGACTACATAACCTACTTTAACGAATATAAAGACTCAATTTGGATAGACTATATTCAAAATCAAGGAACTCATACACTAACTCTTATTTCGTTTTTTATGCTAGCCAAATGTGCAAAGCATCTGAATACATTAAGTACTTTAACATTAAATTGTAAGGTTTCATTGGCACTAGTTATAGCTATCAATCTATACTACATTATTGGTGTTGATCAAAGTGTATATGATCCGCTTGAAGAATTTCTTTATAATGGTTACCATCCAGACTTGAATAATTATACGATTGGATTTAATACATCGATATCGATTATTATCTTGGGGTTATCTCAACTTCTATACATCAAAAACTGGAAAGTCTCGTATATGCTTGCCGAGTTTGCTTGGATAGTGCCAGTCGCTTCTGCACTATCTTACTTATTCTCATATGATAAGCTATCTGGGTATATGAGTATAACGTCAACAGTATTGTTATTATTGCTAGCTGGTGCAAATATTACACAGTTTATACGCAAGCCAGTGCTAAGAGGCGTTGCGCTTGATAAACCTACTAGAAAGCTTGTGGCTAGACAGACATTAATATATGTAATTGGTGTCTTCATTATTGGTGTAGCACTGGCTACATTAAATATAGAATCAATGGACATCATAGTCATTTATGCGACTGTTCTGATATGGGGTTCAATAAAACTTAATGTCCAGTTTGGTAATCTATACAGTAGACAGAGAAAGTCTCTTATCAATGCATATAACAAGTTAAATCAAATCGCAGTACATGATCAACTAACAGGTGCTTTGACTAGGCGTGGTCTAAACGACTATATAGAATTACACCATGAACAAACGTTTGCTCTAGTGCTAATTGATCTAGATAAATTCAAAGTAGTTAATGACACTTATGGGCATAATATAGGTGACGTTGTTTTAGAAGAGTTTTCTGAAATTATCAGAAGCACTATACGTAAAACAGATGCATTCGTAAGATGGGGAGGTGAAGAGTTTATGATTCTAATGCCAGAGTCAAACTTAGTTGATTCTCTAGCGACTGCTGAAACTATTCGTCTCCGCATCGAAAACGAAACTAAAGCAAACAAAGAGATACCTGCTGTTACAGCATCGTTTGGTATCAGTATATATAATAAAAGGTCTTCATTTGACAAGGCGGTCAAGATTGCTGATGAAGCGCTGTACGATTCAAAAAATAATGGGCGTAATACGATTACTGTTGGGAATATAGAGTGAAGACTAAATTTGAGGTATATGGACACAAAATTGTAGATATTAAAACTGGTAAAATATATGCAATAGAATTGCTAGCAAGACCTAGAAAGAATCAGATAGATGATATCGAATCATTCTTTAAAACTGCATCAAAAGATGAGTTGGTCGATTGGTTTTATTATCAAGTAGAACGTGCGATACGCTTCTACACAAATACTGGTATTCGATGTACCGTAAATCTAGACAAGCATATTTTTAATGATGTTAATCTAGATGTATTGAATGGGTATCAAGATAATATAATAATAGAAGTTACTCAGGTGCACGAATTGCCAGAAAGGGATGAAGTGTTTGGTCTAAAACACAGATACGGTGCAAATCTATTTCTAGATGATTTTGATTGGAGTGTTAATGATGTTGAAACGTTAGACCGATATAAGTTCGATGGGTTTAAGCTAGATAAGGAAATGATAGCGCTCGCAGAAAGTAGACAGTTTAAAGATGCAGACATATTATCAAAACTAAAAATCATTTATGCTAAAAGTAATAAATCAAATAAGCTTTGTATTGTTGAAGGTGTTGAGACGCACTTTCAAGCCTCTGTATTAAGAGACATTGGTTTTAGGTACTATCAAGGTTATTACTTTCATATACCAGAACCGCTTGATCATATAGAGGCTAATATAGGGAAGAATTAATCTTCCCTTTTTTTTATGTTTTGCCCTTGACAGGCCTATGCAATGTTGATAGAATCTCTTTGTCGATAATGATCATAAGGATCTTCAATGATTAAAATCTTAGGTACTACTCTAGCACTATCTCTAATGGCTTCTGCTGTAAATGCAGATGTTATTCCTCAAGAACCATACGTTGCTACTGCTGACTTTGATACTCAGCTAGAGTGTGTGGCTCTTAACATATATCACGAATCACGTTCTGAAAGTCGTATTGCTCAGAAAGCAGTAGGATTTGTTACTATGAATCGTGTTAACTCAGAACGTTATCCTTCAACTCCTTGTGATGTTGTATATCAATCTTATCGTGATTCTCATGGTAATCCTATTCGCAACAAATGTCAGTTCTCTTGGTACTGTGATGGTAAAAGTGATAAGCCACGTGATGAAGTTATGTGGGAGCAAGCACTTGAATTAGCGTATCGTGTAATGATTGAGTATGGCATTGTAGACGATCCAACAGAAGGTGCTACTATGTATCATGCATCATATGTTAATCCTTATTGGGTTGACTCTTACGATAAAACAGTTCGCATTGACAGTCATATTTTTTATAAATAAGTTTACAATAAGAACTTTCCAATTAGGAGAATAACGTGTTATCTTTTGAAAACTTTTTGAAGGAAGAATTGATTGCTGAGGAGAAGCTAGTCGAAGAGTTTCTTGAAGAACAATATCAAGAACTAGTCGAAAAGCTAATTACTTTTGGTGGTCAAGCTTATCCAAAATTTGGTAACGTAATCATCATGGCTGGTGGTGCTGGCTCTGGTAAAGGTTTCGTTAAAGACAAGCTAGTAGGCGCTGAAGGCTTTACATTTGACGTTGATGAACTCAAGACTCTTGCGGCTGCTACTCCAGCTATTCAGAAGCGTGTCAAGAAAGATTTAGGTGTAGACATTGCTGATCTAGCGGCTAATCTTAAAACGCCTGAGAACGTGTCTAAGATGCATGAGATTATTGGTGACTACTTGAAGCTAGATGATCGCCGTACTAAGTCTCTATACACTTCTATTATGACTGCTCACCCTGATCGTAAGCCTAACGTTATCTTTGACGTTACTTTGAAAGACTTGCGTAAGCTTGAGAAGATTACTCGCCAAGTTAAGAATCTAGGCTACAGTGCTAAAAACATTCACATTGTATGGGTAATCAACGATATCGAAGTTGCTAAGACTCAGAACCAACAGCGCTCACGTACTGTACCTGTTGAGATTCTTGTCAACACTCACCGTGGTGCTTCACAGACTATGGGTGACATTATCAACATGGGCAAAGAACTCAAGAAGTACATGGACGGTGATATCGTGTTTGCATTCAACAAAGTTGGTGTAGACAGTGAAGTTGCTAAGTCTGGTAAAGGTGGTATGTACATCAAGGATGCTAACTTTTTCTACGTGAAGAAAGCTGGTAAAGACGTAACCCCAATGGATAAACTATCTAAAGATATCAAAGCTAAGATCGCAGGCTACGTACCGAAAGGTATTGACTGGGAAGCATAAGTAAGATAGTATAAAGCCCTGCTCAATGTGGGGCTTTTCTTTCTGAGTTACTATGGAGATATATAATGAGTCTTAAAGAACTAACGTGGGACAACCACAAAAAGGCAGAACGTAAGAAGTTCGCCGCCATTCTTATGAGTGGTAATATCAGCCCGACTCTATACATAAAATACCTATACAATCAGCTACACAACTATCTAGCGCTGGAAGATGCTTTAGAAGCACTAGAGTTTCCAAGTGAGTTAGCTGATGTATACCGTGCAGACAAGATCAATGAAGACATTAAAGAATTGTTGAATGACTTTGATATTGTATTTGACTCTGACATTCTAACACCTTCAACCATTGCATACGCTGATCACATTGATGATCTACGCTCAAAGGGCGATCTACAATCCCTTATTGCTCATATGTACGTGCGCCATTTTGGTGATATGTACGGTGGCGCAATGATCGCTAAGCGCATTCCTGGTTCAGGTCGCATGTACGAATTCGATAACAAAGAAGAGCTAAAAATCTCGCTACGTGAACTTCTGAATGATGATATGGCAGACGAAGCTAACAAATGTTTTGAGTTTGCTATAGAGCTATTCCATGAGCTAGGGAATGAGCCGTATGAGTAAAGTCTGGGATTCTCTAATAAAGCTAAAAGATGAATACATTGATCTATTTGAATCGGTGGGTGAAGAATATGAAGAAGATGGACTTGGTAGATTCAATCACTCTGATGGGAGTTGGGTTAATCGTGTGTGGCGTAGTCCTGATTTTAGAAGGGCTCACGTAGACGTTGTAGATGCACGTGAAGAAAGAGGATTATGGATGATGCACGTTTGCATCTTTCCTCATCTTGATAGCAATGCACCGATCTATGGCTTTGATGTTATCGCTGGTAAGAATAAAATGACTGGTGCGTTTCACGATTTCTCACCTACAACTGAATCCAATCATCCTATGATAGAACACTTTGCAAAGCGTGTGAGTAAGCTACAGTGGAAGCGTGAAAGAAAATTGCCTGACTGGGCTAACGCTATCTTTACTGAAAGCATGATGGCTGCTGGTAACGTCAACAGTGAAGAAGAGATTGAACAAGTACGAAACATCGCTCTAGAGAACGCACAGTACTTTCTAAGCGAAGTTGGGAAGTATGGAGTCAATCAGCATATCCAACTAGGAAAAGACGCTCAGAATCGCTATGCGTACTATCAGAAGCAGAATCCACATACACCTCGTGTTATGAAGACGCTTGGACTTGATCCTGATGACGTAGATACATTTGTAGAGAAATGTTTATTTCCTGACTTGACATAACTCGCAATTAGTGCTACATTATACAGGTACGTGCAGAAAAGTGTGCAATTTATCCAATTTTAACCGCAGAAAAGTGTGAGGTACATTATGGTAATATCTGAATACTATCGTGATGATGGCGCCAAGGCTAATGTTGTTCTTAGGGTTGACTACTACAATATAGAATTCTATAATGCTAATGGTGATATAGAAGAAGTCGAATCTTTCAAAGGTAAGACTCTTGCTTACGTAGAAGAAGCGGCTGAAAATTGGGTAGCTGGAATTAAAAAGAACGGAGTATAATATGACATTCATTGAAAAAGCAACTGTTGCCGACCTTAATTTTAATATCTCAGAAAACGATAAAATTTATCAGTTCGATCTAGTACTTGATCCGGGTGAGGCAGTTTCTGGCAATGTTCCACTTGGTTATGCATTCAATAAATCTGAATACACTTTAGACGAATGTAAATCTAATGTTGAGGCAAAGCTTTCAACCCTGACATACACTAAGGTATAGTCATGGCTATTAAAGCATTGAACTCAGAACGTATACTTAATGAAATTCAGAAGCACTTGGATGCAGGTGTTTCTTACATTGATGCTGTGGTTGACTATGCCGACCGCAACAACTTAGAAATTGAAGTAGTAGGTGAAATCGTTAAGCACTCACCTCTACTCAAAGCTATGATACAGAATGAAGCTGAAAAGCTAAACATGATTGAACCAACAGCGAGGTTACCAATCTAATGCAAAGCGCATATAGTACAAGGGACGCATTCGATATCTATGTCTACTACCTTGCACTGAAAAGACACTTTACGTCTTCATATGATTTCTTCAAGTACAATGGCAAGGTTAAAGCTAATGCTATGTCATTTGAGAATCGCAAGGATAAGTTTTTCTTTTACAAACTATCGAAGCGTAAAGATGCACAAGACTTGATTCTAGCAAATATGCTTGTTGATCCAAACGTATGGGCAGGCGATTTGTTAGATGATAAAGCTGCTGAAATATATCAGACTTGGACTAAACGTAAGCAAGCCTTGACTTATAACTTCAAGAATGATATAAATAACCTTGATGATGACTTTAACTCTAACTTTTATGTTGAGAATGGTCAGCATCCTAGAGTCATTAAACTCTACAACATGAGACAGATAAGCCTTGAGACTCTAGTTATACTATGTGATGTTGTTAAGTGTATGTCATACTGGGAGAAGAATATTTCTGACACTATTGTATGGCCTACTATCGCTAACCTGATGAGGAAGTATCGCCCATTTTTGGAATACGATAAATCAAAAATGAAGAAAATACTCCTTGACAGATTCGAAGAAACAATGTAATATACAACACATATGAAAGATAACTCGCAAGACAAATCGCTCATATATCGCAATATACCGTTTATATACTAGGAGATAAAACTATGTCTACTTCTTTTGCCGCACTAAAAAAACAGCGCACTTCTAGCTTTGACAAGCTAAACTCTCAGCTACAAAAACTCAACCAAGGGGGTGCTCCTTCTGCAAGTGAAGAGTACTGGAAGCTTGAAGTTGATAAAGCTGGCAACGGCTACGCTGTAATTCGATTCCTACCTGCACCTGAAGGCGAAGACTTGCCATTTGTACGTGTCTTTGATCATGGCTTCAAAGACGTTGGTGGCTGGTACATCGAAAACTCATTGACTACTATCGGCAAAGACGATCCAGTTTCAGAATACAATTCAATGCTGTGGAACAACGGCACTGAAGCAGGTAAAGAGCAAGCACGTAAACAGAAGCGCCGTCTATCTTATCACGCTAACATTTACGTAGTCAAAGATCCAGCCAATCCTCAGAACGAAGGTAAAGTCTTCAAGTACAAGTTTGGTAAGAAAATCTTTGACAAATTGAATGCTGCCATGAATCCAGAGTTTGAAGATGAAACGCCAATGAACCCATTTGATTTTTGGGAAGGCGCTAACTTCAAATTGAAAGCACGTAACGGTGATGGTGGTTACCGTACATACGAGCCTTCTGCTTTTGAATCACCAAGCACATTGCTTGAAGATGACGAAGAGCTAGAAAGAATCTGGAAGAGCCAGTATTCATTGCAAGAGATCATCGATCCTAAAAACTTCAAGTCATATGAGGAACTGAAAGCTAAGCTTTACAAAGTACTCGGTCTTGATGGCAGTACTCACGCACCCACCACAACTGCCGAGGATGATGAGCCGGAGATGGACTTCACTCCTAAATTTAAAGCGCAGTCCGCTCCTGCGTTGGATGAAGCACCCGCTCCAACCGAAATGTCGTTCTCTAGTTCTGACGATGACGATGACCTCGACTTCTTCAAGAGTCTAGCAGACGATTAATTTCAAGGGGGCTTCGGCCCCCTTTTTAATTTTCTGATATAAATAAGTTTAAATGCCAACTAACTAAATGGAAACGTCAATGGCTTTCAATATATCAGAATTTAATGCTAGTATTAACAAGCACGGTGTAGCACAGAACAACTTATTTCTAGTTCGTATTACTGGTACGCCCGTAGCTAGAATTCTCAATCAAGAGGGCTCGACAATGAAAGAACAGGATCTAGTGTTCTTCTGTCGCTCTGCTGATCTACCTGGCTTTCAGATGCAAACTCAAGATGTTCTACCTCAAGCTTTTGGTACGCCTGATCGTAGACCCACCAATATGCCTCTACAACCACTAAACACTGTCTTTATGATTGATAGTAAATTTGCTGTATTAAAGTTCTTTCATAGATGGACTCAAGCAATCGTGAACTATGATAAGACTAGTACTCTAGGTGAAGTAGACGAAGCGCTTCCTTTTGAAATGGGATACAAAGAAGACTATGCCGCAACTGTTGAAGTTGTTGTGTACTCTACAGCCGTTCAAGACTTTACATACACATATAAAATGACTGGCGCATATCCAATTACGATTGGTAATATGTCTACTGCATGGGAGAACTCTGCTGAAATTATGACATTGCCAGTGACGTTTACGTATGATACAATTGAAGTAGACGGGCAAGCTAAAGGTGCAATTGGTAATCGCAGTCGTGGTAACGGTTTGTTGTCATATCTATCAGCCGCTAACGGTCTTATTCAAGCGATTGATCAGATCAAGCGTCCACGCAATATTCAAGATGTTATCAATACCGTTGACAGTGTAAGAACGATTACTAATGCGCTAGGCCTCTGATAAATAGAATGCATTGATTATAGTATAGGAGTATATAATGCCATTACCGAAGATTGACCAGCCGCTTTTTACGGTCACAGTACCATCAAGCGGCAAGAAGGTGAAGTTTAGACCATTTACAGTTAAAGAAGAAAAGATCCTTTTGATTGCACAAGAGTCAAAAGAGATTGAACAAGTCGTAACAGCTATCAAGCAAATTCTAACGAATTGTTTGGTTGGCGTTGACGTTGATGATCTTGCTGTATTTGATCTAGAATATCTAATGCTTAACATTCGTGCTAAAGCGGTAAACAACGAACTGAAGTTCTCAATCAAAGATCCCGACACTGAAGAAGAGGTTAAGATTGAGATTGATGTAGACGATATCAAGATTCAGCGTAGCGAAAATCACGATAACAAAGTATACGTGAATGACGATGTTGTTCTAATTTTGAAATACCCTAACATCGATTTTATGACTGCATTGACTTCTGAGGATAATGATCAATCGATGTTTGATGCTATCACATACTGTATTGACAGTGTTGTAGATGGTGAAGATGTTTACAAGCTAAAAGAGTTTAGCAAAGAAGAAGTGAACGATTTCATTGATGGACTAAGTTCTGGTGTAATCGCTAAGATCAAAGACTTCTTTGATACGATCCCAGCAATGAAGTATGAACACAAGTACACTGATAATACTGGTAAAGAAAAAACTTTCGTTATTCAAGGAACGGAAACTTTTTTTATCTAGTGTTGAGTCATACGAATCTACTCATTTACTACAAAATGATATTCGCCTTGGCTCAACATCATAAATATCAGATAAGCGAAATTGAAAATTTATTGCCTTATGAAAGAGATTTATACTATGATATGTTAGTAGACTTTTTAGAATCACAAAAGGACCAATAAATGGCCGATAACTTTAAAGCCCTTATAGAAGCACTGAAGGCAGACAATCAGGATACACGTGAAGAGTTGCGTGATACGTCTAACGAGCAAGTAGAAAGTATTAATACGCTACATAAGTCTTTGGTGTCTCTGTCTGAAAAGCAGTTAGAGTCTCTTGAAAAGTCGTTTGGACTTATGCAAGAGGACATGCGTGATCGTGCCCGTGAAGAAAAGCTGAAGGGGTCAGTTAATCCCGCTGATGTTGCGCCAGCAGGCGCTGATGTTGGTCAAGGTAGTGCGGCATTTCAAGCGGGTGAAAACTTTGTCGGCATGTTCTTTGCTCCTTTTGGAAATCTACTCGCAAGTCTAACTGCATTTGGTGGCGCTCTTGCGGGTCTACGTGGTTGGGAAGCTGGTGCACTAAAGAACGTTGATAAAATTGGTGCTAATCTAAAAGCACTAATGCCTGAATCTCTTGCTAAGACAATTGATCAGAAGTTTATCAATGCTAGAGCTAGAATTCTAACCACCTTTGGTCTAGATGCTAGTCTAGGTAAGAAAGATCCTGAGACTGGTAAACGTGGTTTAAAAACACCTGTGCTAGAACAGATTAATGCTAGATTCGCTCAAGTTAAAGCAAACGTTTTAAAAATGTTTGGTCTTGGTGTTGACGGAAAGCCTATCGCTATACGAGGCGAAGGCGGTAAGTTTATGACTAACACAAAAGGCAAGTTCTGGGCTGATATAGTTGAGCGTATTGGTAGTGTTCTTAATCCGTTAAAGAATGCTGGACAAGCTGTAGCTGATTTCAGTGCAGGCGCTGGTGCTAAGCTATTCACATTTCTAAAAGATGTTGGTTCTAAAGCTACTGGATTTTTAGGCATAGTTGGTAAGATTCTAAAACCAATCGGATTCTTGTTCTCTGCATTCGATGGTGTAACTGCGTATATGGAGTCAGATAAAGATGGGTTTATTGCGAGGCTTGGTGACGGTGTTGGTGCATTCTTGGGTGATTTTATTGGCGCTCCATTTGACCTTCTCAAGTCTGGAGTATCTTGGATTCTGAAGAAGTTCTTTGGTGTTGAAGTAGATAAAGAAGGTAATGCTAAACCAGGTCAAGGTCTAGCTGGCTGGGCAGTCACTAAACTAAACTCGTTCAGTTTTGAAGAGACTATCGGTGGTATTATATCAGGAATGTTTGGTATAGTTCAAGGCGCTGTAGACTGGGTTGGCACACTATTCACTGATCCTAAGAAAGCACTAACTGATCTATTCACTACTATCTATGGTGAAGGTGGTATCGCTAATATGATCTTTAACGGTATCTCTGGTGGCATAGATTGGATTGCTAAGAAGTTTGGTTGGAAAGACGAAGACGCACCCCCATTCGATTTGTATGCAACAGTACGTACAAGCTTAGCGGGAATTGGTAGTTGGTTGGGTATAAAGCTAGAAGAAGCTGTTACTGCTATCAAAGCTGTACCTGGTGAGATTATGCTTGCCGCTGAAACATTCTGGACCAATCTCAAAGCAGACTTTGCTATCGGTATGATTGAAGTTACTGACTTCTTTACTTCACTACCAGCCAAGCTTCTTTCGGCTATCGCAAACATTATCGGTGCAGTAAAACTAGATGTACCAAACTGGGTGCCAGGTATTGGTGGTAAGTCGTTTAGTCTACTAGATGAAGAGACTATAGCTTCCGCAAATGCGGCTGTACGTAACGCACAGAATAATCAGGCTGCTGAGATTGCGGCTATTAATGATCGTAGACAGGCTCAGTTACTTGCCATTGAAGAACGTGCTAAGCAAGTACAAGCGCAACAGCCGATTGTCGTTAACAACGTTGATAACTCTAATCGCAGTGTTAATACTACTGTTGGTGGCGACTCGAATACAGCCGTTGGTATTGGTGGTGCATCTAACAGTCTGTCTAACGGAATGCCTGCTGGCGCAATGCCATTCTAAGAGGGTACAATAATGTACACATATAAAGTTCTCTTGACAAAAGTAGTAGATGGTGATACTATAGACGTTGATATCGATTTAGGTTTTGGTGTCTGGATGCGTAATCAGCGTATTCGACTCTACGGTATCAATGCACCAGAGTCACGCACAAGAGACTTAGAAGAGAAAGCACGTGGACTAGCCGCCAAAGATCGTTTGATTGAATTGCTGCCTGAGCAGTTTATTCTACAAACTCGTTTAGATGATCGTGGTAAGTTCGGTCGTATTCTAGGTACTATTCTAGTAGACAAAGGTGGCGTAATAACAAATATTAACGATCTTCTTGTAGAAGAAGGTCACGCTGTAGAGTATATGAAGTAATGGCAACTCTGTTTACAGATTTATTAGCTCAAGGTGTTCGTAAAGGACAGCTACCAGCACGTACACAACAAGCACGTGAATGGTATCGTAGTGCGGCTAAAGATTATTCTAAACGAATTAACGATGATAAATTCTTTCGTGAGGATCGTGATCGCCTAACGTCTCGCCCGCTTGTGGGTAACATGTACATGTTCTATTACTCACCTAAGCATAGAGCTAAGCTACCATACTACGATAGATTCCCACTAGTATTCCCATTCAAGAAAGTGAAGGGTGGCTTTCTAGGTCTTAACCTTCACTATCTTCCGCTTCAATATCGTGCAACATTAATGGATGCTCTATACGATACTGTAAACAATAAAAACTACGATGAGACTACTAAACTAAAAATCAACTATAGCGTTTTAAGTAGCGTAAGTAAGTTTGAATATTTTAAACCATGTATCAAGCATTACTTGACTGGGCAACTTAGTAGTCGATTCATGTATGTCTATCCTTCTGAATGGGATATGGCATTGATGTTACCTCTAGAGAGATTCCAGAAAGCAAGCAAGACTCAAGTATGGGCAGACTCTAGAAAAATGATACGCTAATCATTTTATACCCAGATGGTCTTCTGTAAAGATTTGGAATTTCCAACCACGATCTTTGCAGAATTCCTCTGCGGCTTCCCACTTAGCTTGATTCACACCCCAAGTTTTAACCTCATTCAGAAAACGTCTACTTGGCTTACCCGTCGGTGTTTTTGATTTTGCGATATCAGGTGGCTTAGTTTGTGCTTTAGGTTTAACCTCAATTAATATGGTTTCTTGCTTGCCTTGTTTGTTGACTTGCTTTACAATGAAGTCCATAAAATAGCGGTGATATCGACCATCGATAGGACTCTTATACGGTATTACTACTTCTTCACTTCCCCATTTAATGACACTCTGATGAATGTCGAGATATCGCATTAATTTTAATTCCCATCCAGAGCGATAGATGATGTTCGTTGGATCGCCCATGTACTTCTCTGGATGCTTAGGCTTAAATCTACCTTGATAATATCTTCCCATGTCCCCTCGACTTCTCATATAAATAACAGTAAATATATTTATTTCAAAGGGATTAATCCATGCCAGCTCGTCCAAACAAGTTGATAAAACCAGTAACAGATCGTATAAGAGCTAGTCGTGCCGAGAATCAAAATCAGCACAGACGCTTTCCCGAAGACTTGGGCGCTCATGCTATTGTGTTGAATTTCAAGTCGTACAAATACGGAGGTGGATCAATAGCCAATCAACTAGGCACTGGATCAGTTGTGCTACCTCTGCCCGCTGGTATTAAAGACTCATATTCAATTGATGTTGGATCAAACGAACTTGGACTTTCTGGTAATGCTGCCGCATTTGCAGCTTCACAAGGTGGCTCTGGTGCTCTATTAGACGAAGCTAGTAAATTGATTGACTCTACCAAGTCTGTTGCAGAAGGTGCTACAGATATGTCTTTCTCTAACATAATGTCTAATGCTGGCGATGCTATGAGCTTTCTTACAAGAGCAGGTTTGACTTCTATTGCACCACAAGTAGCAACAGGTGTAGACGTAGGGCAAGGCAGAACAATCAATCCTCACGTTGCTGTAGCATTTAATGGTATAGGTCTAAAGAATCACGAATTTAACTGGACGCTATCACCTAAGAATCCACGTGAAGCTGACAAGCTAAAAGAAATTACTGATTTTATTAAAACGCAGTCTCTACCTAGCTATCGTAGTCCAGGCGGCACTAATGTTTCTTCTGAATTAGTAAGTCGTGCTATGCTAGAATATCCAGCTATGGTTGACGTATTCTTTTTAGGTATTGATCAAGAATATTTCTTCTATTTTAAAACGTGTATGATTTCTGCTGTTAATATAGACTATACACCAAATGGTATCGCACTGAATCGTGGCGGTAAACCATCTATTGTTAATTTGGGCTTGAGTCTAATCGAAACAGAAATACACACTAAAGACGATTATCGATAGGGGTAGAAAATGTCGAATTATTTTATTAACTTTCCAAGCGTTAAATATGGAAAGCATACAGCAAAAGACATTACTCGAAAGGCTAAAGTTATTGAAAAGCTTAAGTCTAATCCGTATTCTTTTCTACCATATACTATTGAAGAAGGCTTGTCGCCTGAAGATGTTGCACACTATTACTATGATGATGTGAGTCTTTCTTGGTTAGTATTGCTTGCAAATAATATTGTTGATTGGCAAAGCGAATGGCCATTAACAGAGCAAAGACTTAATCAATACATCGAAGACAAGTATGTTTACGAATGTGCAGTGTGTACAATTAATCGTGTTGATGTTGACTTTATCGATCCAATATTTAATAATGTAGCTGAAATAATGGTCGCTATTGCACTTAACGTAGGCACTGATGGTATTGCAGTACTAGATCCAACTGATGATTCATAC